TACTTTGATTTTTCTAAATCAATGAAAAAATTTACTCAATTTATAAATTTTTTAAGTTATAAACATAATTTTGATTTTGATAAGACAATGAGTGATTTTCAAGAATTTATTAAAGAAGAAAAAACAAAATTAATTGAAACATCAATTGAAGATGATTGGAAAAATTTTTTAGATGAAAAAGAAGAAAAATTAGAACAAGAATTTAATATCCAACATAATTTTCAAACTTGTACACGAGGTATAAAAATACGCGGTAGTTATCCTACACAACAAGAAGCTGAATTAAGGTGTAAATTACTTCGTGAAATGGATCCTAATCATGATGTATATGTTGGTCCCGTAGGTATGTGGATGCCATGGGAACCCGAGTCATATAAAACAGGTAGAGTAGAATATATGGAAGAAGAATTAAATCAATTAATGAAAGAAAAATTAGATAATGAAAAAAGAGCGAAAGAGGTATTTAATAAACGTGTTATTGATGCAAAGAAAAAAGCTATTGAAGAAAATAAAGAATTAGCGAGAAAAACTGGTAATAAATTAACGCAAAATATTACTGAAAGTGGTGATTTAGTTAGTGTTGATCAAATGAGTAGTATAGAACGTAATTTACAATTATCAAATAAAAAAATTAGCACCGCAGATATTCGGAAAGAGTTATTTGAAGGTGAAAATATTAGAACAAAGAGTATGGATAATCCATCTGTAGAATATGAAAAAAGAAAAAAGGAATTGGAACAAAATAGTATTGAAGTTACAGAAAAAATTGATTAAATTTATATTATATTTATATATTAATATAAATGGCTAAAAAAAATAAAAAATGCTCCTTTCAAGGATGTAAGAAAAAAATTTCAATAACAAGTATGAAATGTAGATGTAAAAAAAAATTTTGTGAAAAACATAGACTCCCCGAACAGCATGAGTGTTCATATAATTTTAAAAAAAACAGAGAAATAGATTTAATTAAAAATGGTTTAGGTGGCGGCGAATTTAAAAAAATAATAATAATTTAAAAAAGTTGTTTTAAAGTAGTGTATTTAATAATCAGGCAATTTATTATTAGAAATATAATTTCATTTTCTTCTACCCATTTAAAAAATTTATTTTTATTTTTTTTTTTATTTTTATATAACGAAAATATGGCATTTACAAAGAAATATATTGAAATTATTAAACTTAAAAACATTAATACAATTAACATTGTTTTAAATGGTGATTTTATAATTATATTTTTTAAATAATCATCATTATTAATAACATAATAATAACTATAAAATACTGCTAATATGAAAATAAAATCAAATATAAGATCTAAATAAGCACCCGTTCTTGATTCTGTTTTACATTTACGGGCAACAATTCCATCTAAACAATCTGATACATGTCGTAATAATATTAATAATATAAATTCAAGAGTAGAGCCTTTATTTAATATATTATATATTACTGGAATTGTTAATAAAGCAGAGAAAAAAGTAATATAATTTGGTTTTATCCAACATATTTTTGGTGCCAGTTTATTTAAGTATTTTATTAAAAAATAATCTGAGCTTTCTTCTGGATATTTAATAATCATATAATAAATATATATTTTTATTTATTATAAAAAAATATTTACCATTTATTTTTTTTAACATTAATACGTGGTCCTTTCTTAACAGAATTAGGATCATAAATATTATCATCTTCGTCATCAGATGTCATCTCTTGTGACATATCCCAAAATTCTTTTGCACCTAATTTAAAATCATTATGTGCATCTGCTTTGTACCAAAATATTTGATCTTCAAGTTTATTAGATTTAGAATTATTATTTATAACAAGACATTCATAATTTTCAGTACATTGATCCATAACTTGACAGAAAGATTCAAATGTTGGAAACATTCCTGCATAATTTTCATAAATTCTTTTACGATTATTTAAATATGGCTCTCTTAAAATAAATGTATAATCAATATTTGTGCGAAGATTTGGCGGAACACCCAAAGGATATTGCATTGTTATTATTGTCATTATTTTCCAATGTCTTCCATTCATAAAAAGAAGACGCATCATTTTATCTTTCGCCCAAGTATTATCCCATAAACAATCATCTAAAATTACAAATGCTCTTCCATCTATATTACTATTACCATATGCTTCTTTTTCTTTTTTAATTTCTTTAATCACAATCTTTTGTCTTTTTAATACATTTTCTATTATAGCTGTATTATATTCATCGTGAATAAATAATTTTGGCACATGTTTACCATAAAACCCATTACCAGATTCTGTGCCGGCAATCACAGTGCCAATTGGAATATCTTGATGATAGTATAATAAATCTCTAACTAAATAACTTTTTCCGGTGTCTCGCCTTCCTATAAATACAATAACCGGTCCAGTATTTTTATTATGTTTAAATTCAACATTTCTCATATCAAATTTTTTTAATTCAAGATTCATATATGAATTTTAGAAAAAAACAAAAAATGAATTACGCGTTTATACGTTAAAATTAAATTTTAATTTTAACATATTAAGCTAATGTTTGATATTTCATATTTGAAAAATAAAAATGAAAAACTTTTTGAAAATTTAGAAAATTTAAGTGAATTTACTAAATTACAAAATTATATTCCAATATATTCAAGATTTTTTAATTTAAATGAAACAAATTATAATAATATTAATTTAAATAATTTTTATAAAATAAATAATTTATTTCAAAAAAAAACAGAAAATAAATATGAATGTGAAGTCACAAAGAATGATAAAAAAATTAAAAAAGATACTTTTATAAAATTTTCACCTTTATTAGACCCAATAAAATATATGATTGGAAAATATAAAAATAATGAGAAAGATTTAGTATTACCCTTATTAAATAATAAAAATAATCATAAAAAAATATTAGATAAAAATAATTCAGCATATATTGATGGGTTTTTTTCATACTTGTCTAGTCAATTATTACATACACATAATTTTTATAATGGAATAGATTTTTTTGGTTCATTTATTGGAATTAAAAAAAAATTTCAATATGATATCACCGACGATATAGATTATTTATTAGAATCAAAAAATTTTTTTAAATATAAAGATAAAAAATTTAATTTAGAATATTCATCTGAAAATTTTAATTTTGGATCTAGAAATAATAAGGAAAAAATAAATGTAGGCAATAATTGTGATTTATTTGTTGAAAAATTAGATAATACTTTATTTGAAGGAATTTTTAACGACGAGAAGGACGCCTCAAGTAATATAATTTTTAATTTAAATAATAATACTCAAAATACTAATAAATCAGAATCAACCTGTTCTTCACGATCATCTAATACTTCAGGTTCATCTATGGAATCCTCAAATGAAGATACAAATAGCGAATCTGATAATGATTCAGATACGAATAGTTCATTATCTAGTGGAGAAAATATTTATTCTTATTTATTTGATTTCCCTGTTCAAATTATTTGTTTAGAATCTTTAACCAATACATTAGATTCATTAATTGCAAAAGAAGATAATTTTGATCTTGATGAATGGAAATCATGTCTTCTACAAATTATCATGACTTTGATTGTTTATCAGAAAACATTTAATATGACACATAATGACCTTCATACAAATAATATTATGTATGTTGAAACGGATAAAGAATATTTATATTATTGTTATAATAAAACATATTATAAAGTTCCAACATTTGGAAGGATTTATAAGATTATAGATTTTGGAAGAGCTATATATTGGTATAAAGGAGAGTTAATTTGTAGCGATAGTTATCACCACAAAGGCGATGCTGCAACACAATATAATTTTGGCCCTTACTTTATTGAAGGGAAGAAATTAATCGAACCTAATAAAAGTTTTGATTTATGTCGTCTAGCATGTTCACTATATGATTTATTTTTAGACGATGAAACAGATGAAATAGATCAAACAGATCCAATTGCAGTATTAATATCAAAATGGTGCACTGATGATAAAAATAAAAATATATTATATAAAAAAAATGGCGATGAACGATATCCTGATTTTAAATTATATAAAATGATTGCAAGAACGGTTCATAATCATACACCTGAACAACAATTGGAAGATACTTTTTTTAATAAATTTACTACTAAACGTAAAAAAATATCAAAAAAAATTAAAATTTTAAATATTGATAATTTACCCGATTATACATAAATTTCTAAATATTTTTAAAAATTAGGTTCACCAATAAATGCTTCAGTTACTTTTGGTTTTAAATTATTTAAATTAGAGATTTGATTTTGTATAAATCCGCCTAAAAGAACGCTTAAAAATACTAATAAACCATCACGAAATAATATTTTTAATGGTTTATTTTCTTTCAAAATAAATCGCATTTCAATAAAGCGAAATAAAATATATACAATTGTGACAATTCCAGATAAAAATAATGTTGACTTATTCATTTATTATATAACAAAAAAACATTACTAATAATTTTCCGCATTATATTACTTCAATATCAGTTAAAATTGGATCAGGTTCTAATTTTAAATTTTTATCAACAACTTGCACATCTAATTTATCCAATTCTATATTTGTATTTGTATTATGAATCGTTATTTTATCATTTTCTTCGTCATCTTCTTCTTCTTCTTCCTCCAATTTTCTTTCTCGTGTTCTTTCTTCACTAATTTTCTCTAAACGTTCAATATTTTTAGGTGCAGAAACAACCGTTTCTTTATTCGTTTCCATATCTAATATTTGATCTTTATCATTAAAGGATAAACCTTTCTTTGCATCATTAATAGATTCAGTATTTATTTTCATTTCATTATTTGTATTTTTGTCTGTGTCTTCTTCGGATTTTTTATCAGCGTTTTCGTCAGGTTTTTTTTCCACGTTTTCGTCAGGTTTTTTTTCCATGTTTTCGTCAGGTTTTTTTTCCATGTTTTCGTCAGGTTTTTTTTCCACGTTTTCGTCAGGTTTTTTTTCCA